AAAACCATATTTATCTACTCCTATAGTTAAAGGGAGTAAGTTTAAAAGACACTCTCTCTCTATCTTCTGTAGAGGCATTTTCTAATAGGCTTACATAATTATTCAGAAGTTCTGATCTTTTTTGAAGATCAAATCCTTCCTTATTAAAGGATAGGAAATAAGCTAAACCAAACACCAAAGCAGGAAAATACCGAATAGAAAGATCTACGTTGTTTGTGTAACTCCCCGCATCTTCAATTCTAGTAGAATACCAGTAGTTAACTACATCAGTACTATTCTCTGGGGTAAGATATAGAGTGATTACTGGGTTTAATCTCTGACGATCAATTCTTGGATAGAAATGCGGGTAATCGGAGTATCCGTATTATCTCTTACAAGAACTAAAGATAGAACATCCGTAACCGTAGCGGGTAAATTATATGTAGATACACCCTCTTGGAGTGTAAAAGAAGCATTCTTAAGCTCTGAAAGGGGTGTTCCCTTATTAGCTAAATCGATCAGAAGAAGATTCAGGGAAGTTCGGGCATTTCTTAGATCAATACCACTTGTAACTTCGCCTCCGACTTTCTGTAAAGCCTGGTTAATTAATTCTTCAACGTCTAAAGTAAAATTATGTATTCCGCTAGTAGCCATAGCTAATTATACCACAAAAAATAGATAAAAGTAAGGGGCGGATTGTTTTAAGATCCACCCCTTATTAAAGAACACTTAGTTAAGATTAGCCGTTACCAGCAGAACCATAACCAGCGCGATAGTCGGTAACGTTGAAGGAATAACGTTCACGAGCTTTAATACGCAAGTTGCCAGTTGTAAAGTCGCCGTCGTCTTTAACGCTCAGAGGCATACGATTAAACATTTTGAAACCGTTAGGTACGTCTGTTTTAATCATCCAAGCATCTGGATCGGTAAAGCGGTGATTCAAGTGAACACCACCAGGGAAGTAACCACCAGCACGCAGGGCATTAATGTCGTTGACATTTGTAACGCCAGTTGTGGAGTTGGTAGCTGTGGTTGTAGACAGGTCAGACTTCAGGATTTTGAATGCCGTGAACTGCAACTCTTTAGGAATATGCAGAGATTTAGGCATAGCATTAATCAAGATACCACGGTCGTCTGTAAATGCGCCGATGGCGATAACAGCATTTTCCAAGGCAGTCTCAGACAAGTCGGTAGTAGACAGGTTGTTCAAGACACCACCACCAACCAGAGGGTGAGAAGCAGAGAACAGGGCTTGACCGTCACCCATAGGGGCTACAGTACCATTGAAGCCGTTGTTGAAGATATCGGCAGCCAACTGTTGTTTTGTAGACGCCATGGAACGACCCAAAGCCTCAGCACGAATACGCGCAAAGGTATCATACAGGTTATCTTCCATTGCTTCTTCCGTAACAGCGAAAGCCAAGGCAATCGTATTATGGACGTAACGTTGGGCCCAGGCTTCTTGAGCATCGTCAAATGCTACGCCTGTACCTTCCGATTTGATCGGGGCTTCACCCAGACCAGACATAACAACTTCTTCTTCAAAGCTTCGTTCCGATTTATACTCATCGAAGATCGCTTTATGTTCGTTGTCGATAGCTTTATAGTTAAGGCCGATGATTTCATGCAGCCCGGGAATAAGCTGCTTGGTAATCTGTGCGCGTGAAATAGTCATTTAATGTAACTCCTTGTTAACTTCTAATCTTAAACCAGTTTCGGATTAACCAATGTGACTTCTACGATTGTAGGATCATCACCTGGCTTAGTACCCGCGATATACGGGAAACTACGAATCTGTACTTGAACATCTGTCCCTGGAAGCGTTGAAACTGCCTGAGCAATCGTAGAACCCGAACGTTTCATAATAGCTGATGGTGTACCACGAGTAACTGCGTGCAGTTCACCTGCGGTAGAAGCAGCCAATGTGGATGTACCTTTAGCCAAGAATGTTACATCTTCGCCGGTAACTACATACGCAATCATACGGGCTTGACCCTCGATTTGACCGCCGTTTGTAATACCACCGGGGTAGTAACCTGATTGAACTGGTTGTTTAGTTACGGGATCAATGTAGTAGCAGCCTACGAATACGCCAGATACACCAGCGGTAGTATTTGCAGCAGCGGTAACTACGCCATCGGTAACAACAACAACGTCGCCTTCACCGAGTGGAGTAGCATAGGCATCTGCGATGTAGAATTGTTCACGACCACCGTTGAAAACGTCGCCGTTCTTCATGCGGTATGGGGTAAGTCCAGCTTTTACTGTATTATGTGCCATAGTCTTTAGTCTCCTAAGTTAAATTAATTACCCACTAAAGTGAGCGTTTTTACCAGTCCGGGTAACAGTTTTATTACCCCCACTAATAGCATTCTGTCTTAAGCGCTCACTGATCGCATCCGTCTGGGACTTAGTACGACCTTCATAATACGCTTTACGGGCTTCTGATTTTTCTACTCGAACTTTCATGAGAACCAAATCCCCGTTCGTAATTACACCAGTACCACCGTATTGTTCTTCGTCACCCAAGGCGACCAACTCTTCTTTTGAAATCTCGTCCGTAGTTACAAACGTATATCCTTCAGAAGGGTGTTGACGTTTACGAACGCTTTTAGTATCTAGGGCCCCATTTGGATCTCTAAATCGAATCCACTTAAGCAACAGACCTTGCTCCGCAAAACGTTCTTTAATTTCAGGGCTAAATTCCAATTGAGATGGCGGGAGATAGAACTCTTCTGATCTACGCATATCCATCATTTCAAATTTATCACTGTTATCTTCAAACTTATCAAATTTATCTTTTTTCATTTTCAAATTCCTTTATATGTTAATTAACCAATAACAGTCCAGTCGCCGTTACTTTCTTCCTTAGCTTGCTTACGAGCAGCATAACGCTTCGGATCCATGTTCAGCTTGTCTGCAATTTGAGTTTCAGAGGGAGACAGCGAAACGCGGTTACGACGAGAGACAGGAACTCTCGATGAAGTCGATACTGGAGATTTACGCTGTTTAACGTCTCTCGAAGACGATTCCGTATCTTTACTCTTATATTCTACACCATCTACCCCCTTCGAGGCAAATACTTTTTTAAGACGGTCATCCAATTCAGAATAAAAATCTGCTTCGCTATCCAAATAACCTTCATTAGAAAGGTCGCTTGAGATTTTACGAATAGCCCGAATCTTCCGTTTATCTTCGTCCGTAGTTGGTTTCAAAGCCCACGAATTGTCTTCTAGCCAATACCGCATTTCTTCTGGAAGAGTAGGTTCCGTAGTGCGAGTAGTGGTTTTAGATTCAGATTTTGCTGGGATCTTAGATACTTGAGCTTCTACAATTCGCTTATCTACTTGCAGATTGGAGAGCTTTTCCTGCAGATCCAGTTCTTTATCCACATCCCCGTCTTCCTTAGCTCTACGCAAAGAATCTTTAACTACGGAAATCTGGTTATCGATAAGAGTTTTCTGGGTCTCAGCATTAGTGCGGGTTTTTGCAGTAATACCATCTTCAAGCTCACGGATTTTTTCCAGTGCAGCTTCGAGTTCAGCTTTAGCAGCCTTCTCTTTTGTTACGAGTTGTTGAATACGCTCTTGAGCTCGCCCTTTACGAACTTCTTCAACTTTTGGCTCGTCTTCTGCCAAATCGTCTTCAAAGTCTTCATCATCTTCCTCTACTTTGGATTTAGCCTTTGGCTCATCTTCCAAATCATCTTCATCTTCAAACTTTGGTTCTTTATAGTCATCCAATGTGTCTAGGTCAATAGTTACCCAGCCATTTTTATCTTCAATTTCGTCCATATTTAAGTTCCTTTATATTGCGTAGGCTTAATTGCTTACGTGCTCTTAGTTTAGGCTTCGATACTTACGGAGGAATCCAAATCTTCTGAATTTTCCAGAACCATTTGAATCGCTACGTCTTTGAGGAGAACCATATTAACGCCACGATAGCGAATACGTTTTCCAACAAATCTTTCCCATTGGACAATATCGCCAATGTTTAAACCACCCTCAACCCACTGGATCACTTCATCATCTCTAGTCTTATACGCCCGGGGGCCAAAGGCTAAAATGCGTCCTACGTTGTTAAGGTATTTAATATCTTGTTGTGTAGATGTAGCAAGCAGAATGCTGCCAATCTTTTCATGTTTTGCAGATAGGGGGCGGACAAGAATCCAATCCCCGCAAACGCGAGGAAGGACTTTAGGGTCCGGAATGTCCTTATCTGTTACTTCTTCATTGATTCGGGAGCCATCAGTGATGCCATATTCCCCAAGGTCTAAACTCATCTTTGTTCCTTCGACATAGTTGTGAGTACTTCTTCAATGATGAATAGGGCGTCGTTGAGCCCTCTAATAACTCCGCACTCATATTTAGCCTCTGAAAAGCTTTCAAAGCCTCCAGCAGCTAGACTAAGCATCTTATCTTTTGCCGCTTGTTTTAAAGCAGATTCACATCGGGAGAAGAAATTTGTATCAAGTTCCATAGTAAGTATTATACCAGTTGCTTACTCGGATGTTAAGTCTGGTTTAGCTAGTGTAGTATTAACTACATTAATAGCCTCAGAGAATTTAGCCATTTCTTCATCGCTAGCTAGCTGTAAACCGAACTGAATCATATCAAGATTCTGACCTCTGATTTCTTTCTGAAGGTCAGCTACATCGACAGCAGTTGCCATCTCGTCTTTACGTTCTACCAGTTGCAAGCGTTTAGCTTCATTCTCTTGTTTAAACATCTCCGCCTGTGCAATAAGCTGTTTAGGATCCATAGTACCAAGTGGGTTCTGAGCTTTAAACTGATTGAACTCCGCAATGGCCTTAGCAGCATCTTGGGCATTGAGTCCAAGACCTTGAGCAGCACCATCCATCTGAGCCTGGAAGTTAAGGGTTACGTGCTCACGGATATTGGCTTGTAAGACGGGGATCAGTTGTGCAAACGCTTGAGAACCCGCTACACTTGGGTCGTTCATAAACGCAGTCTTCACAGCTATGTGGGCATTGTGGTCTTGGTCTGGGAAAGCCTTAATGGGTTTACCTGCTACTACAGCCTGTATATCTTCCATTGGTTCGCGTTTAGTTGCTTCGTCAGGAAGCGGCAATAGTTTCTCGTAATTCTCGTCCCCTAAAGCAATGTAATATTGCTTATATGCTTCACGCATATCATGAATGCCGGGATTCGTTTGAGCTGTCTGCAGCTTCTGGGAGGCCATAGTCAATCTATGGGCAGAGGTAGGAATATTCGGGTCAGATACCGGAACAATACTTACGCGGTTATTATAGTCCTCCCTAGAGATCTCTAATTCTTCTCCAGGAAGATTCAAAGTAATCATACTGTCGTCTTCTGGGAGGTTTTCCCAGTTAAGTTCAGAGATGATGCGGAACTGGCGTTTCTGAGCTGCATGGAAGCGTTTAAAGGTTGTAGCAAAGAACTTAGCCGAAGCATCCAATAGGGCCATAGTAGTGCCTACAGGGCCGTAGTTAGTGGCATCAGCTACTACTTGCTCTGTAGAATCTGCGTATTTCTGACCCTTGCCATCAATGAACTGAAGCAGAGCCAATAGGGTTCCAGAAGGTTCCTTAAAATTAAACGGATAGATTACTTTAGACAAATCCTGCCCATAGAATTCAACATCACGGAATTCCCCAGGGGATACCGCAGAGCCGTCGTCTAGAACTCGCAAAGCTTTAGATTTGAAGCCCCCCTGCATATTAGCGAAGGAACCCGCGTCTACTAGAGAGCGCATAATAGCAGTTAGAGTATCTTGGAAATTACCAAGAAGATTGATGTAGCCTAGGTTATAGAAACCAAATCCAGGAACGAATGGGTATTGAGTAAACCATTCTCTCTTCTCAAACTTATTCCCTGTTGGAAGCCAGTTGCGGCGGATAGCAAGAACCTCTTTAGATACCCGCTCAACAGTTACGATGTAAGGGAGAGGGACCCCGGATTCATCTTCAAAACCGGGGAGGTCATAGTACAGATGCTGTTCAACGATCTCGTAACCTTCACCACAGCCCTCTAAACCAAGAAGGCGATCCATCTTTTCTGCTAAGTCTGTTTTCTCCAAACGATAAGGAGAACCAATATCTACATCATCTGCATATTGCCCGGTGTATTGGCGAGCAAGCATTTCTCTTTCCGAGATAGGCTGCAGTTCAGTAAGGCGCTCTGCATTCTCAAGGGAATCGTAGCTAGAATTAACAATCAGTTTATCAATAGGAACTAGGACGTCACATACTCGACCCTTTACAGTATCGAAGTAGTTTTTCTTAAAGGAGTCGCCAAATAGGGCGGATTGCAGAAGAGCTTTTTGGGAGTTAGGATAGAATTCGACCATCTGCTCTAGGGTCTGCCAGTTCATGTGGCGTTGAACTCTACGAGCCCGATCAATCTTTTCCTCAGTCTCTTTACCAAGGATCTGGGTCTTAACTGGCCCTTTAGCGGGTAGAAGCTCCCCTTCTGCTTTGGCTTGGATCTTTACTGCATTCTCCATAATCAATGGATGGTATACAGTACAAGCCCCTTCAAATGGAACAGAGACGTTATCGTCATTAAGGCCTAGGTTTTCAATACCTTTGATAAGATCTTCGATATGGCCTCTGCGGGAAGCTTCATCTTCTTCGGCGGAGTCTAAAACTTCACAAGCAAGAGTGGCTAGTTCTTCGTCGTCTAGATAGAATACAAGATTATCGTAGTGGTCAGTAATCTGATCTTCTTCGACTTCAGCTATTTCTGAATCAAGAAAATCTATATCTACTGAACCATCTGGGTTCTGAAACATCTCAGCTTCAAGGATTGCGTCTTCAAACGATAATTCTGTGGCCACTGATATTTACCCTTTTACTTCTTTAATCAAGACTATATTTTAACACAAAACCTAGGAGTTGGCAATTAGGATCTAACAGATCTCCAATAAGATTTAGGTCTTCGTTGGAAAGATAGAACATTCTCATCTTCGTATTCATAGCGGTTATAGTCCTCTGGAGTAATCTGCCAAGAATCTCTCATCCAAATAACTGCTTGGGAGAAAGCATCGGCGGTATCTTTGCCCCCGGCAGGAAACTTTTGGAGCTCAGCCATAAACTCTTGCGAGAAATACAAGTTCTGGTTTACGTAGATTCTACCCCCATGCAGGATGGCGGAAGCTGCGTGAGCTCTGGAGATCTTATCTCTGTCCGGGTTATATTCAACTACGGGGAGACCAATCTCTCGGAGCTCCTGAATAAGGGATATACCGGAAGCTCTGTTCTCAACTAGGAAGAAATCTAGGACATGGGAATATTCATCATAGAGGCCAATACATTTTGCCTTAAGTTCAGGGAAGGACCAATGCCCTTTAGCATATCCAAGCAGGATCATATTACCTTGAGTTGATTCTTTGCCAGAAGCAGATATTTCTTTCATAGGGAATATTCCCCATATCTGGTAGCAGGACTCAGCAGAGTCTTTAGTCTCTTTTTCGCTAAAGGCAGTATCTAGGGAGATAATAACCCCTGAAACCTCAGGAGGATCTGGGTGCATCCACAGCTTAAATTGTTTCTGTTCAAAGATAGATCCCTTTGTTGGGATAGGATCCTGCAGATACAAAGCATTCCACTGGTGCGGGGTAGTTCGTCTTTTAGCATCCATAAGGTTATCTACAGATTTATGTTCAGGCCAATAAGAACCCCCTATGTAGAAGCGCGTATCTTCTGGAGATTCCTGCAGAAGCTTCACCCCTTCAGCGTCTAGAATAGCAGGAACCCTAATAATCCTCCATGGGCGTTTAGAGGCTTTCCCTGTAGAAATGCCCGTAGGTGTTAAACCCCCGTCCCTATCCTCTAGGAAGCCCGATATATCGTTTAGATACCAACGGGTATTAACAATCAATTGCCCTGAGTTATCCTCTAGGAGGCGGGATTCCAACCCTGAGGGGTAGTTGGAGTTAATGGTTTTAAGTTCTGAAGGTTTGGTGTGTTCAGATACAATATCGTCTCCGATAAGGAGATTAGCTCTCTTACCCGGGAACTGAGTCTTCCAGCCCCCAGAGAAGTAGTAACCCCCCTTCGTAGTCTTCCAGAAGCCAACCCCAGGGGATTCTCTAGAAATCTTAGTCTTTGGGAATAACTCTACATATTCTGCTAGAACTACGACCCTCTTTGCGTTAGCACCTAACTCCTTAGCTGCGTGATCTGCAGAGTGCCCTACTGCGATAATCCTCCAATTAGGGTGCCTACCTAAGACCCAGGAGGGGAACAGATGGGAGCACAGAACAGTCTTCATAGATTCTGGGGGAAGGTAAACTTGGCACTTAGACCGGGTTTTATCATTAGTTAGGATCGCGTTATACAGATCTTGGAGCTCTTTGCAGATAATCTCAATGTGCCTACCCGTCTTAAATCCTGGGATAAGAACAGGTGCGATAACCTTGACATAGGTGTAGAAGTCTTCTCTGGCGGCCTTCTTGGTCACATCCCATAGAAAAGCTGTAAGTTCCTCCTTCTGTGAGTCTAGGAGGGCATTCCAGTCAATATTTGCTGCGGAGTATTTCAGGAGCTCCACATAGCTCATTTGTTCCATTTTTTCGACCCAGGTTACCCATGGCGTTGCCCCTTCGCCATGAAGGGATTAGACGGGGATTATGAATAATTATATCATATATTACAAAAACTAACAAACCCCTATATATAGTTTAATATAGATTCTATATAAACTACATATGTAGATTGTGTAGTAACTGTATAAACTACATAAACTATATATAGTTTCTATATAGTAGTATATAGTTTAATGTAGATTCCTATATATACTATAT